CTTTTTGGGCTGCGTATATGCTCATATCGTCCTTATCGTCGATAAAGCACACTTCCAGCAGCGCGGAAGATACGCCCGCCGCCTTCGCTCTGTAGATTACTGTAAAATTCGTTCTCTTAACTCCGCGGTTCTTAAAGCCCAGGGCTGCGATACTCTGTACAATCTTCGTTTCTACCCCTACGGTCTTTTCCGCTGTAGTAACGTAGATTTCCGTACCTGTCGTCCGTCCGTTTCCTTTAAGGTCTGCTGCCCCGGAATTAAAATGGACTTCCAGTACATAACCATAGTTTCCGAAGTTAACCGCCAGTTTTCCGGCTTTTGCGTCTTTGTATGCGTTTCTTTCCGTCGGGTATAAATCCACCTGGGCGTATGCGCTCAAAGTCTTCTTAATTTCCTCGACCATGTAAATAGTCTCGTCTGCTTCTTTTCCGAACTGTGATACAGCGCCAGGGTCGCCCGCTCCGTGTCCGCTAATAAGTAAAATCTTCATGTTTCTTATGCTCCCTCTTTGATTTTTCTTAAAATGTCGTCTTCTGTATCTTCATCCGAAACCGTAACCGTATTATACACATAGTCGTATAAGCTGCTGTTGTCTTCCAGCATTTTCTTAAACTTTACTAACGCTTCCTCTAACAGTTCGTCGTATTTTTCTTCTGTTAAAAATAATGTGATAACCGGGAATCTTTCTGTAAGCCAGTCCCATACCATAGCCCTTTTTACCTGTCCGGTCTTCCGCTTTAATTCCTTTTCCGCTTCCGTAACCATATACAGCAGCGCGATTCTTATTTTATCTAACTGCTGCTGCGGCGTAAGCTTCAAAAAGCGTAATACTGCATATACAGTAAGTCCCAGCAATGCAAGCATAATTACAAAAATTACCCAGTTTTCAAGAATCATTTTCAAAGTTTCCATACTTCGCACCTCTAAAAGTTTTGTATTTCCGTTGGTTCTAACGCTTCGTCTATAAGTGCTTCTGTTTTATCTTTCATCTTTTGTATGGTTCTTTCTTTGATTTCTTCCGCCGGGTTTTCTTCTCCCATGTCGATAAGCTTTTTTATCATGCCTAGCTGTATCTTAATGCCATTTTCAAGCTGTACCGCTTTCAAATACCATATTACAGCAGCGCCGAACACGCCCCCGGCTGTCGGAATTATGTAAGTAAATACTTCTGTAGGCTTTTCGTTCCATGAAAATATAAGGGCTACTATGCAAGTGCATACAAATATTGAACCAGTGCTTAAAACTACCTTTTTCTTAAATTCCCGCTTCTTTGCTCTCACTGTGCGCTTAAGCCTTCCAGGTCTTTAATTCTATGGTTTGCTACTTCCTGTTTTTCATCAAGTACCGCCTGGTCTTTTTCTAATTTGTACACCCTTTCTACTACGTTGTTGTGTTTGTCTAATTTTGCTTCGATATAATTAAGTCTGGTCTTAATCGTCCCGTATATCGCGCCGATAGACACCCCGTACACAACTAACTGAATAAGTAAACCTATCCAAAATTCACTACTCAAGCCTTACTAACTCCTTCCTACGGCTCTAACATCCGTTCCAGGTCTTCGCGACCTTCTTTTATGTCTTCTATCATCATTAGTAACTGCTTGTCTTCGTCTTCCATGCTCCTATAGTTCTCTAATTCTTCCAGCAGCAACCTATTTACTTCTGCCAGGTCTGCTATTATGCTGCTCTGTACCTCTACTACGTCCAGGTCGTAACGTGCTACGTTCGTAGCCTGTACTTCGCCTTCTTCCCTCTGGCTTCTGATTCTGTTAATTATCCGGCGTAATACTGCCATTGCCTATTAACTCCTTTTTCTTAATTTCTGCTTCTATTTGCCCTTTAATCTTCATGCGTAGCCTGTAAGTGTCCGCGTGTTTCGCGTGTCCTTCCCAGCTTGCATATTTCATAAGCAATTTTTCTTTTGTTATTTTTCCGCTTCTGTAGGCTTTGATAGTTGCCCTAATATGTTTAGGGCTACGCTTCCTTATCTTCCGGTAATCTTTGTAAATACGATACCCGCAAAAATCAAAGCCGTTCTTAGCGTTGATTATCTGCGTTTTCGGATTTAAGGTAAGCTTAAGCCGCTCGCCTAAAAATGCGTCTATCTTTTGTAACACTTCCACCAGGTGTTCCCGGCTATTGTGTGCTATTGCAAAATCATCCATGTAGCGTTTATACTTATCTTCCTTCAATTCGTGCTTTACGAAGTTATCTAATTCATTTAATACCAGGTTTGCGAAAAGCTGGCTTAATAGGTTTCCCACCGGAAGCCCTCGCCCGTCTTCCCCGTAGCTGTCGATAATATAGTAAAGCAGCTTTAATAGGTCTTTATCTTTGAAAATCCCGCCTAATATTTGCTTTAGTACTTCGTGGTCTACACTGTTGAAATACTTGTGTATATCCGCTTTTAATATATAAACCTGTTCCCCTTCAAAAGATAGGTTTCTTATACACTCCTGGGCGTAATCTGCCGCTTTGTGCATACCCTTATCTGTTCTACAGGCGTAGCTATGATAGTAAAACCGTCTTTCTACAATCGGTTCTATTTTATTGTTTATCATGTGCTGCGCTACTCTGTCCCTAAATGGCAGCGCGTATATGTCCCGCTTCTTCGGTTCATACACTACAAAGCGCCGGGCTTCCCCTTGTCGGTATGTTCCGGCTTCCAGGTCTGCCACCAGGTCGTATAATTCTTCTTCCAGGTTATCCGTGAACCTTAACACTTCTTCCCGGTATCTTTTGCACTTTCGCGCCTTCCTGTATGCGTCTTCCGCATTTTCAAAGGTCGCTATATCCTTTATTCCTATATTACTTCTTTTCATCTTCTGCCGTTTCCGCTTCCGCCCTTCGCCTTCGCTACTAACCGGAAGCGTCCTTTTTTATGTTTGCCTGGTAGTCCCAGGACGGGCTATACGTTCTGACTATATGTAAAATAGTCTTCGCTAGTAAGCCGTAGCTTGCTAAGTCTGAAAAGTCCATAAGTCACAGCCGAAGCGCGCGCCAATATCCGCGTTAACATTCCAGGGGTAGTTGTTACAGTTGACAGCGCGGCAGCCAGCGTTAACGCCGTTGTTCCACCTGCCGCCCGCGATAAGGCGAAGCAACGTATAGCCCATATTCTTAACTTTGTACTGATTTAATGAAGCCGCCTAACATTTTTCCTATTTCTGTTAGCTTTTTCGCGGCTACTCCGTATGTATGCCCGCTTATGTACTCCTGGTCGTAAGCAATTCTGATATAATACCGTAAAATCACTAATTCTACGTCCGCGTCGTATAAAAGCTTTTTCTTCGTCGTGCTTTTCCTGGCTCTAATGATGTACCGTAAAATATCCATGATACAATTTTTAGTATCTTTCTGTAGCGAAAACTTTTCACTTTTCGGATATTGTCTTAGCACCGGGTATATGTACTTTATAAAATCATACAGCTTTTCTTGTATCTCTAAATTGCTTTTCATATAATCGCCCTTTCTCTGATTCGCGATTATATCACAGCTATTTTGTTTTGTGTCGCCGTTCCTCATTGTTTCCTATATCCTGGAAATTTACCTTAAATTTTTACCGCGTGTGCGGGCTTCCGCCCGCACAAAACAGATTACAGACTGTCACAGCCGAAGCGCGCGCCAACAACCGCGCTAACATTCCAGGGGTAGTTGTTACAGTTGACAGCGCGGCAGCCAGCGTCAACGCCGTTGCTCCACCCGCCGCCCGCGATAAGGCGAACAAGTCCGTAAGTTCCTTCTGTATATGCCTGTCCGTTTCCAGCGCCTAATACGTCCTTCCAGCCCCAGGACTGTGTACCGTCGTATCTGTAGCTTAATTCGTCCAGCCATTCCCACACATTACCTACGCAATCTACGCAACCGATAGCAGATACAGCATTAACCACTTTACCCGTCGTGGTTCTAGCGGTATTCGTTGTAGCCGCCCAGGCGTTCGTATTATTGCCGTCTGCTCCCTGTGGGCTGCCGTATGCTGCTTGCTGCCATTCCGAATAAGACAACAAGCGCTTACCGGATTTTAAGCCCAGGTCGATAAAGTCATAGCTGTTATGTCCTTCCGTTCCTGTAAGCGGTGTTGTATTGTACGCTGATTTCACGCCGCCTACTCCATTGCTGGACGCTAAGTAAATATCCACCCACAAGCCGCCGCCAGCGTATACCATGCCTTCCGGGCTGCATTTTGGGCGGTGCTTCAACGTCCATACGGAACGCGGAACGATACCGGACGCTACATTAGATTCCCAGCCGCTGCCTTTCTCCGCTCCGGCAGTATTGATAGGAATAAGCTTACTGCTTACCTGTCTTACCCTTCCATAATGGAAGCCGCCGATTTTACGGCTTGTCTCTGCATTGTAGCCGTCCGGGTATGTACTGTTAAGGCTGATTTTGTATACTTCGTCCAGGTCTTCGCTGCCAGGGTCACAAATATAAACATAGTAATCTTTTCCCACCACAAACGCACTACCAGCGTCCAGGTTTCCGGTACTAAGTACTGTAGCGTCCGTTTTGAATACTCCTGTACTTCCGACCGTAACCACACACCCAGCCGTTACCGTAAGTGACGTAAGCCCGGAAGCGGTTAAATATTCCGCCGAAGGTGTTACCAGGTCGCCAATATTTGCCATTTTCGCAACCGTAAGTTTTGCCCGCGGGTCTTTGTTAATAAAATCATTACTTAAAAATCTACTCATATCTTGCTAACACTCCTTTGATACTGTCTAATTCTCCCTGGGTAATTCCCAAAGTGTCTAAGATATTTACCGGGCTTTCTACCCCTACTTTTTCTGCTGTTGTTTCCAGGTCGGCGTTAACTCCTATTACCGTCTTCTTTTCCTCTTTTGCTTCTCCCGTGTCTTCTCCCCGGCTCTGCTGCTCAACCGCTACATGCTCTACACTTTTAATTATGTATTCCTTGCCTTCACACAATACCTTAGCGCCCTTTTCCGCTTCTGCCAGATAGTTAGTAGTAATGTATCTTTTGTCCTCTGAAATTTCGACTACCGGAACAAAGATATACTTTTCTTCTTCGATTCCGTTAATCACTTCCCTTAACTCTGCTGCTTCCAGTGTGCCAGCCTGTACCATTCCTAACAGGTTATAAATGTCTTTCCCCGTTCCGATTACTTTAGGCATATTCCGCATAATCTCCCGCCTTCCTTATTCCGTTGTTTCGCTTAAGTACCCGCTTCCTAAGTATGATTTATCTAACCACGCTTCTTCCGCAAAATCGTTAAGCTTATCAATATTGTTATAAATGTCCTCTATTAGTCCTTTGTAATTCTGCGCCTGTTCTGCTGCTGCCGTCGCTACCTTTACGGCTTCCTGGCTGGCTGCTGCCGCTGCCGTCGCTTCTTCCTTAACCTGGTTCGCGATTCCTATAGTATCGTTTGCCGTTTTCATAGCTGTAGCAGCTAAAATAGTCGCTTCTTCTACGGTATCTTTTGATTTTTCCACTTCTTGTAATGCGTTTATGATTGCCTTGTACTCTATCGTACTGGCTATCTTATCGCCTACAATTACCGCCGTATCTACCTTTATATTAAAAGTCCAGGAAGCTATATAGCTTTCCTTTTCGTAGACGCTTATAGCGCACTCTGCATATCCGGCGGCGGCTGTCATTTGTTCGGTAATCTCTGCTGTTATCAGATTTTCGACGTAAGTACAATCGTTTAAGATTTCTTCCCCGTCAGACTTCCTACACTCAATCCTTACTATTGCCCCTTCCGGCATTTCGTAAGGTTCGCCGTCATTCAGCAGCACTACTAACAGGTTTCGCGTTTCACTATCAAACTGTTTAACCCTTATAGTCTTTTCTACGCTGTGACGGGCGAAGTCAAATACTAGCCTTCCTACTACCACTTTGCACCGTCCTTACTCGCTCAAATAGCAATTATTTACATAAGACAAGTCTAACCAGGCTTCGCTACTTTGTCCCGCCTGTATGCTTGCATTGTCGTATAGTTCCTTAGTTAATTCGTAATAGTGTTGTGCATTTTCGCCCCCGGCTGCTGCCGTTTCCGCCGCTGTCTGGGCTTCCTGTGCCTTCGTACTGGCTGTCCCGGCTGCCGTCTCTGCTTTTCCCTGGGCTGTTTCCGCCGCCGTCTGGGCGCTGGTTGCTGCCTGTGCCTGTTTTGCCGCCGTCCCGGCTGCCGTCTCTGCTTTTCCTTGGGCTGTGGCGGCTGCTGCCTTAGCGTTCTCTGCCGCTCCCCTGGCTGTCTCGGCTTTTCCCTGGGCTGTTTCCGCCGCTGTTCGGGCTGTGGTGGCTGCCTGTGCTTCCTGGGCTGCTGTCCCCGCTGCCGCTTCCGCTTTTCCCTGGGCGCTTTCTGCTGCCGTCTTTGCGCTGGCTGCTGCCTGTGCCTGTTTTGTCGCCGTACTGGCTGCCGTCTCTGCCTTTCCCTGGGCTGTGGCGGCTGCTGTCTTTGCTGCGGTAGCTACCTTGGCTTCCTGGCTGGCTGTCCCCGCTGCTGTTTCCGCTTTCCCCCTGGCTGCTGCCGCTGCCGTCTGGGCGTTGGCGGCTGCCTGGGCTTCTTTAGCTGCCGCGTCTGCATGTTCTCCCGCTGCCGTTGCCTGTGTTGTTGCTACTCCGGCTGCTCCCTGGGCTTCCTTCGCCTTACTTTCTGCCTGGGCTGCATATTCTCCGGCTGCTGTCTTTTCCTTTTCGCTTCCGGTCTTTGCCGCTTCTGCTGCCGCCGCGTATTCCTTAGCCGCTGTCGCCTGGGCTGCCGCTAAAGATACCTGGTTACTTGCCGCTTCCGCCGCTGCCTGGGCTTCCTGTGCCTTCGTACTGGCTGTCCCGGCTGCCGTCTCTGCTTTTCCCTGGGCTGTTTCCGCCGCCGTCTGGGCGCTGGTTGCTTCTTTCGCCGCCTTTTCCGCTACTTCCTTCGCTGCTAAAGCCTGGCTATTTGCCCCTTCTATAGAAGCCGTCGCCCGCTGTATGCTGCTACTTGTCTTATCAAAATAGTTTTCTAAGAAGTTCCCTAACTCTACTTCCTCGTTTTCTTTTGTTATACAATTCCATTTGATACGGATACAGCGCGCTTTTACCTCTATCTTTATTCCTTTGTGTCTACAGGTTATCGTATCGCCTACTTCTACGCTTTCCAGTTGCTTATACTCCGCATACTCTACCGTATTTGCCAATTCCACCATATTAACTGTGTAATTAACCGTAGGGTCGTCGATTCCTTTTTTATATTCCTCGTTACAGGCTTTTACAAGCGCTGCCCTTAATGCTGTTAAATTAGCGTAGCCCGTTTCCCCTTCGCTACAATCTTCCTGTAGCTTAATATCGTCAAAGTTTATTACAGCGCCTTTTACCTCTGCATAGCTTCCTATTTTGGGGCTGTCTACCCACGGTTTCGCCCCTTCCAGGACATACCCGTTATAAGCCACTGGAATAATTCTTGTTACTACGTCTTCGTCGCTTACGCTTTCTTCTATCGCTTCCAGATTATGCCCGAACTCTGCTCTTACGCCTTTGTCGCTTCCAATCTGTCGCATAATATATACGTCGTAATTATCGTACAGCCGTTCCCCGCCCCAGCGGTTTATAAAGCTGTTTTCGTCGTCGCCCGCTATTGCTTCTACTATGTTCTTCCGTACATAATAAGCCGTATTCGCTGTCGTTATATCACTGTGGGGTGTAAACTTCGTCCCGCTAAATATAATATCAAGCGCCTGTTGTCCGTTTTTGTTTGTTGGGCGTACATCAACCAGGTAGTTTCCTAAGTTGTCGTAGTATATATGCCTTGCGTATACTGTTACTTCGTCGTCGCTCTTTTCTCTTTTGTAGATTCTGAATAGCTGTTTATCTGAATATGGCGTAGGCGCTGCTATAACATTATCATTAACCAGGTATTCCCAGCGCCCCAGGTCGTCGTATTCGTGGGTTAGTTCTATCTGGCAGATTCCGTCTAACCCCCATTCAAAGATACATTCTAAGGGCGTAAGCGTTATATCTCCGTTCTTCTGGTAATTTGTATTAGTACTTCTATATACCTCTATCATAATTCCCGCCAGTTAGGGACTAACACCACCTTAAAGCCCTCTGTGTATTTAAAATTATTATCCCCTTCCTGTAAGTAAAGCCCTTCGTACTTCCCGGTAAGTGCCGCGTTGCTAATCTCATTCGCTGCGTTGTAGCATATTTCTAACTTCGTATCTATGTTTAGCTGCTCTGTCACTTCTGCCGTTACCTGGTTTCCGTTTACTTCTAAGGTTATTTCTCCATTGCCGTATATCTTATATACTGGCTGTGATTTCATGTAGGGGTTATACAGGTATTCCCCTATTTCTTTTTCGTCCTGTCCGTCTACCCGATACATATAACTTTCACAAGTGAAAACAATTTCAAATTTCCCCTTGCGCTTCGCCGTTCTTTCCGTATCACTCATTACCGCCTTTTTGACTTTATAGTAATACTCTGGGTCGTCGCTAAGTATCAGTCTGTTATCTTTCCCGCTGTACAGCCACTTTTTTACTTTTCGTAAGTCCTGCGCCCATACGTCCGGTGTCTTCGATACAAAGTTAAAGCTTATCGGTATTTCTATATCTTTGTACGTTTTCTTATCCCTGTGTAACTCCCCGTCGCGTCCTTCCACCTTAATAGTGTCGTACTCCCGTTCCGGTACAGGGATAGTAGGGCGGCTTATTACGCTTAACCCTACATCCTTGCATGATTCGCCATTATAGAAAATGTGGAATGTTGCCCGCATTATGCCGCCCCTTTCGTCTTATCCTTATCGTTCTGGTCTTTTGTGATTCCCTTAACTACTTCTTTCTTCACTTCCTTAGCAATTACTTTTTTGTCTAAGGTCGTTGTATTTGTGGTATATACAATAACTGTAATATCCCTATCCTTTGCAATTTGCTTCGTGCTTACCTCTCCGCCGATAGTAGAAATTTTAGCCGTATTCTTTACCGCCGTTACCGGGTTAACCTCTGCCGCTACCTTAGTTGTCATGCCCTGTAATTCTTCTTTCAAGTCACTCTGTAGCGTTGGCATTTCTGCCGTAATACCTACCCCGATACCTTTCGGTATCATCTTTCCTACTAAATCCCTAAACAATCTTGACGGCGAATGAATACCTAAAGCGTCCTTTGCTCCGTCTAATAAGCTTTTTGCCAGGCTCTTAACCTTTCCGGTCAGCCAGTCCCAACCGCTGCTTATTCCGTTCCATATTCCCGAAACAATATTGCTTCCAACTTCTGCCATTTTGCCCGGTAAGCTACTTACGCCATTTACCACAGCGTTATACAGCCCCTTAGCTGCTTCCGTTCCTTTTGCCGCTAACTGTGTTCCCCAGTTTACGACTTGCTGTACAGCGCCTACAATAGCGTTCCAGACCTTACCCGGCATTTGCGACAATGTAGTAATTGTCTGATTCAGTAAGTTTGTTGCTGCTGTTACCGCCCGGCTTCTCATTTGTTCGCCCCAGGTCGTTACTTGCTGTACCGCACTTATGATAGCGTTCCAGATTTTACCCGGTAACTGCTGCATGAAGCTAACCACATTTGCTATAAGCTGGGTCGTTTTTGTTACCGCCTGGGTCTTCATATTCTCGCCCCAGGTCGCTACCTTCTGTACTGCGCTTATAATAGCGTTCCAGATTTTGCCCGGTAACTGCTGCATGAATATTACGACACTGTTTACAAATTCCGGTATTTTCGTCGTAGCCCAGGTGTATAAATCAATTCCGAATTTTATAATATAGCCTAAACAAAAACCGATAACATAAGCGATTTTGTTAGGCAGTTCTGAAAAGAACGTAACCACATTTGTTACAAGCTGGGTTATTCCTTCTTCTGCTGCCGTTCTAAGTCCTAACGCCCACTCGCGTATAGCGTCTACAGTACTTATAATTGCGTTCCAGATTTTGCTAGGTAATTCTTTTAAAAAATTAACCACGCCATTAAACGCGCTTTTTATCTGCTCCACCAGGTTGTTAATAATGTTTCTAAACCCTTCGCAATTATCGTACAGAAGTTTAAACGCTCCCGCGAACGGATTTACAAGAAGCAACAAAAGCCCTTGCCAGTTACTTTTTACAAAGTTAATAACTTTGTTAAATGCGTTTGGTATTGTCTCTGTAAAAAATGTTACAATTTTTTCTACTGCTGTACCTATAGCTGTCTTGATAGCTTCCCAAACATTTACAAGCGCCGCCCGCGCGTCCTCGTTTGTGGCGATAAATCCGACAATAGCCGCCACCAACGTAGCGACCAATGTTACAACCAGCATAATAGGGTTAGCCGCCATAGCAGCGTTTACTAACCACTGTACCGCCGCCCCGGCTGTCGCTGCCGCCTTAAAGCTTGTCAACGCTGCTACGACCGCATTTATAACCGAAGCTACCTTAAAAGCTACGAAGCCCGCACCGATTCCAGCTAATACGCTTACTATCGTTTCGCCGTTATCCGCAATCCAGCCCAGCCCTTCCAGAAGTGTAGGCAGAACAGCCGCCACTATTTCGCTTGCTTTTTCTACCATATTTCCGAAGCCTGTAGCTATCTTCTCTAATGCTCCGCTTAAGCTGCCGTCCGTTAAGTCGGTCTGTAGCTGCCCGATAACTTCCGTTATATTTTCTACCGCGTTCGTAAGTGGTGTTTTGAATTTCTCATAAGCTGCGATTCCTAAGCCTTCTAGCCCACTTTTCAGTATCGTAACTTTTCCCTGTAAATTGTCGTTCATTGTAGCCGCCATATCTGCCGCTGCACCGTCACAGTTTGAAATATAGCCGCTTAACTCGTCGAAGCGCTCCCCGCTGTTTGCCAGCAAAGCGTTTACGCTCTTAAGGTCTACTTTATCGAAGATACTATTAAGTACTTCTGTCTGTTCTCCCTGGGTCATTGTTCCCAGGATTCCGTTAAGGTCGTTAAAGGTTTCATTTAACGGGCGCATGTTCCCGTTTGCGTCGAATACCTGTAAGCCCAGCGCTTCCATTTGCTTTTTAGCTTTATCTGTAGGCGCTGTAAGGCTTAGAATTACATTTCGTAACGCCGTTCCGCCTTCTGCTCCCTTTACGCCGTTATCTGCGAAAATACCTAAGACGGTATTCATTTCGACCACGCCGCCCGCCAGGTTCTTAGCAGTTCCGCCTACCGTTAGAATCGCTTCGCCTAACTGTTGTACGTTTGTATTACTTTTCTGCGAAGTCTTCGCCATTTTGTCAACGAAGCTTTCCGTAGTTCCGGCTGCGTCCCCGAGTGCGCTCATGCTATCCGTAACCATATCGGAAGCTGTCGCTAAATCCATTCCCCCGGCTGCTGCAAGGTTAAGGACTGTCGGTAACGTCTCTATGGACTTGTCCGCGTCATATCCGGCAAGCGCCATATAGTTAAGTGCTTCTGCTGCCTGTGTTGCAGAAAACTGCGTAGTTGCTCCCGCTTCCTTCGCCGCTTTCTGCAATTTGTCAAATTCTTCGCTTCCGGCTGCTATTTCCTCTGTCGTGATTCCCATAGTAGCCGCTACCTGGCTCATTCCGCTTTCAAAATCCGAACCTACGCCAACTGCTGCCGTCGCAAGTGTCTTTAAGCCATTAGCCAGGGCTTTAACGCCATTTATGATAGCGCTGGATATTAAATTAGCTTTTATAATATCGCCCAGGCTTACCGTTTTCTTCCCGGTTTCGTCCATGTTGTTTCCGGCTGCTGTTATTTCCTGTCCGAAAACCGTCCATTTCTTACCTGTGCTGTTTAATTCTTCTTCGGTTCGTTTTAGCTCTGTTTGTTGGTCTGCTAAGGCTGCCCGCGATTCATTGACCTTAATAGTATTTTTTGCTATCGCGTCTTCCTGTTTCTTAACCGCTTTTTCCGCCTTAGCGTGTTCCTCTCCTGTTTCCTCTAGCTGTGCCTTTAATTTTTTACTTTCTTCGCTGTCTTTACCTGTCGTCTTAACGCTTTCTTCGTAAGCCTTGGTAAGTTCCGCTACCTTCTCTTTTAACTTCTGCTCTTTTTCCTGTAACTCTGTAAGCTTCTGCTTCTGGTCTGCTAAATGTGACTGCTGAAGCTTAATAGCGTCCGTCTGTAGCTTTATCTTAGCCGTTAACTCCGTCTGCTTAGCCTTAAGTAAATCGGTCTGGCTGCCTAACGCCTTCGCCTGTGCCGCTTCTACTTTGTATTCGCTGGTTACAAGCTTCATTTGCGTAAGCATTGACTTCATTTGACTGGTAAACTCGCTTGTATTAGCCCCTATTCGTAGACTAGCACCAGCCATTTATATAACTTACTCCTTCGCTTGCGTTTCTCTGTCATATTCGACTTGAAATACAACGTAGTCCAAAAGGTCGCTTAAGTCCGATTCTAAACAGTCCTTATAACTGTTTCGCATATTCTTAATACATATCTGTAAAATATTATCCAGGGCGTTTCTGTACGTTTCCCATATTTCTTCCTGGGAATGTTCCTCGATATAACCGTTTTCCCGGTCGTATTCATCAAAGGCGCTACCCTGGTCTTCTACTTGCTGGCTGCCGCTCAAAAGGTCGCTTATGTTCCGTATCTTTTCATTTACGGAAGCGTCCACGATTTCGGCTACCGCCTTAAATGTACTAATAACTTCTGCTACGTCCAGTTGTTCTATTTCTTCTTCCTCTATCCTGTCATTAAACACTATTCTGATAACAGCAGAATACAGGTATAATAAGTCGTTTTCGTCTTCGGTTTTGCTTATCAACTCCATAAGCTGTATGTACCGCCTGTAAGCGTATGTCGTGATACTGTAGAAATGCTTAAGTTTCCCGCCGCATTTGATACAGGTATCAATTAAACTTGTGAACTCAAATTTTTTTTTGCGTCTTTCGCCTGTTCTGCCAAACGCTTAATAATATTCGCATTGATAAGCGCAAAGTTAAAAATAATCTGTGATACGTCCGTAAGTTCCGCGTTTGCTTCCTCAAAAGTAAACTGATTATCATAGATTTCTACAATCGCTTTTACCATGCGGTCTAGGTCGTCGTCTGTGTATGTCTGCTTTTTCGGTGTTACCAGGTCGTCGTATACTTCCCTAAACGCCCGGTATTTCTTTCGCCCGATTTTTCCGCTTTCGTACTCTTTACCGCCTACGGTAATAATATTTGTCTTTAAGTTCTTTGCGGTTTCCTCTGCCTGGATGTTGGTATTATTCATAATTTCCGCGTTGATAAGTGAGAAATTAAGAATAATGCTGCTGATTTCGTCTAAGCCGTCGTCTGCTTCCTCAAAAGTGAACTGATTCCCAAACACCAGTACAATAGCTTCTATCATGCTATCTAAGTCGTCGTCGCTAAAGGTCTGCGCTTCCTTCTCTTTTCCTAACAGGATTTCGTATACTTCCGCAAATTTCCTATATTTTTCTCTTGTGATTTTTCCGCTTTCGTATTCCTTACCGTTTAAGCTGATTTTCATAATATAACCCTTTCTGTAAAGGGTGTCAGATTCTGACACCCTCTCATTTTATTAGTGTCCTGTTTCGCTTGCTGCTTTCGGTACTTCCTTATACTCCTGGACTTCGCTAAACCATGCAGCGATAGCTTCTTTTGCCGTCGTGTGTTCTTCCAGTAAGTTACTTTCGTCCACGATAAGGGCGTAAAGCTTCTTTTTTTCTCCCTCTATAGTATCTTCTTTCTTTCTGGCGTAGAAAGTGAAGGTAATCTTAATTGTTTGGGCTGTCTTTTTGTCCTTAACCGTTTCGTATGTAACGTCCGGGTGTTCCGCTTTTCCGCAATAGTACCAGCTAAATTCGTACTTGCCGTTTCCCTGTTTTGCCCGGAAGCCTAACGCTACTTCTTTTGCCTTATCCCCTTCCGCTTTTGCCAGGAAGCCGTATTTATAAAGAGTATCAAACAGTAACGCATAGTCTCCCGGCGTTAATCTGTTTACCTCTAATTCGATTTCTGTTTTTTCGTATGTCTCTACGGTGTCTTCTACCTCGTCGTCGCTGTAGGTATACTCGACGCTAAAGGTATCTTTTACTGTTGCTGCGATTGCCTTAGCAAGTCTTACGGGTACGTCCGCTGCGTATACGTCTTCGTCGTTCGTTGTGACTGCTGCTACGCAAATGTCCTTTAAGCCTACCAGGCGGCTTCTGGTAATGGTTTCTTTATTTTCCTTTACTGTTGCCATGTTTTAATTTTCTCCTTCCACATTCATAGAAAAGTAAAAGCGCGCTGCTTTATGGTAGATTCCTGTTTCTACTTCGTACTGGTCGTTTCCGGTAAAATAGGTAAAGCCCGCCTTTTTCAGCAGCTTCTTAACCTTCTTTTTCAGCTTAAAGCAGTCTTCTTTACTCCATATATCAACCTGTATGTAATATTCTTCGTTTTCGTTTGTGTCTTCACTAAAATCTATATCTTCATCACTCATAAAATAAAATGTTATGTGTGTATCGTTTATATTCTGGTTATACCAGCCTTCTTCCGTGTGTACCCCTGTTATCCCTATCACTTCCGCTATAAATGCGGTTAAGTCCAGGTCTTCACTGTTGGGGTATTCCGCCAGAACTCTATTAAGCTGTTCTTTTTCTTCTTCGCTCAAAAGTGCCATGCTTATTCCCCCAGCTTTTCTTTTAATGTCTTTTCGTATTCTTCTTCTGCAATTTCCTTTAGCGCCTGGTATGTCGGTCTTGCTGCGTCTAACATGAAATGTTTAGGCTTGTGCATGGTTGTACCCCATTCATGAAATTTCATATAAAAGAACGGGGAAGTATCGCCCCTGTCCCATCCCACCAGTTCTCCGTAATTCCCGCTTTGCGTCGTTCCCTTCTTCGGTACATTGTCCGCCGCGTGCTGTCCGGTTCTGCTGCCTTTTCTGCCGGATTTCATAGGGTTACTACTGTATGCTTTCTTCCGTATCTGTCCTTCTGCTTCCTGTAAGCCGATTTCGCCAGCCCGTTTTATGATTTTCTTGTTTAGTGCCTTTAGTTCTGATTCTGTAGAAAGTCTTTCTATTTCCTTCTGCATTTCATTCAGCCCTAAAAACTCCATTGAAATATCAAAACTCATACTATTTCCTGTGCCTTTATCACGATTTTTCTACGGTTATACTTCCCATAGTCTGCCGCGATAATATTAAACACCCTTTCGCCCCATTTAACCCGGTATTCCTTTGTATTTAAGGCTTCCAGTTTTAAACAAAACCTTGTTTCAAAATTCACTACGTTTTCTAATTTTGCTTCCAGGGCGCTATATAACTCTTTTCCGTACAGGCTCTTTACATCACACCAGCACTTATAGTAGTCTTCCCAGGTTTCCACTGGTCTTCCTTTTTCTACTGTCTTTTTACGTTTTTGAATTACTAAATACATAATCACGCCCCCACATTCGCCAGCTTGTCTAATATGGTTTTTGTGATATTATCGGTTTTTGTGTTGCTTCCTACCGTAGTAGAACGCACTTCGTACATATCGCTTACGATTTTCTTTAGAAGAAGGGCGGCGATTCTCCGCCCTTTTTCGTATTCTTCGTCGCTTTCGTAGTTCGCCTTATCCTTATACCCAGTGCCTACGCAACTATCTATATAAGCTTCGGCTGTCAAAATAAGCCCGCTTATTTCCTCGTCGTCTTCGTCGTAGCTTACCCTTAAATAGTTCTTCGCCTGTTCAAGCGTTAATAATTCTGCTGCCATTTCCTACCCCTTCCGGGACGCATTAGGCAGCCGGGGTAAATTCTACCTTGAAGTCTGCCCTGTCGTCCAACTTCTCACAGTCAAAGCGTTCCTGTACCTTAAGTGCTGTTTCGTCAGATTCAAAGAATACAGACTTATCTGTAGACACTGTGTAGCCCTTTCTTTCAAAGAACTTAACCAACGCATACAGGTTAACTACATAAAATACTACCTTTCCGGTCGCGCTTGCTGTTACCGCTTCGTCGCTCAAAGTGATAAGCTGGCGGTTCTGGAAGTAGTCTTTACCGTTTACGGTCTTTACTAAATCCAGGTTTCTACCGTTCTTATCTTCCTGGGACTGCAAATATACATAACCTGTAAGGTTTGTGATAACTACAGTCTTTGCGCGAAGTGTCGGTAATACGCCGTCGATTACCTTTTTAACCCCGCGCCAGTCTGTCACGCCTGTAGACTTGTCTGTAGCGTTGTCCTCGACAATCTGTAAGATTTCGTCGTTTTCACTGTTAACGCCAGCTTCCGCAAAATCCGGCTTAATAACATCCTGGATGATATTAACAGCTTCGTCTTCCTGTAAGTCGTTGGCAATCGGAACTAACGCGCCGTAGTTCTCGATATTGTAGCTAATATCCTGCGTGTTAGCTGCTTCCCCTGTCAACTTAGTACCAGATTTATACTTAGTAAGCTTCTTTCCGCCAATCTTTGCAAACGGCATTTTTCCATGATTGGAAGTAGCGCGTACAATGTGGCAATGTTCCTTAAGGCTGGGGAAGCCCTCACGCAATACCTGGATGTCATTAACGAACTGCTCCGGCAGAATCGCGGCGTTGTTGTCAATGGTTACGGCTGCTCTTTCCTCGTCCGTAAGTGCTTCTTTTCCCTTAAGCGCAAATTTAACTGCTACTCTCAACTCGCTTACTGCGGAAGCTGTACGCTTTTCTTCCTTCTTGCGCTTCTGTCCTCTTAATTCCTCTTTTTCCTCGTCGTCTTCTGCTTCTCTTACAGCAAGCAATCTCTGTAATCTTCTTTTTTCCTCTAACGCCGCTTCTGCCTTATCCGCGTCGCGGCTTTCCAGGTAGCCGTTAATCTCCTCTGTTTTCTTTCCGATTAACTCTCTGATTTCCTGTACTGTCATTTCTTAAAACTCCTTTTCGTTTTCTTCCCTAAGCTGCATAAGCCGGGCTTCCATTTTTAATTTTTCTAATCTCTTTTCTTCTTTCGCTTCTTCTTTTACCTTCTCAAAGCTTCTACAGCTAATTTCTGAACTGTCATAAGCCGGGAAGGTGCAAGGGCTTACTTCCAGCAGCGCCGCCTTTACTACGCTTCTTTTGTAAATTTCTTCGCCTTCATGTACTACTTTGCTCCACCTGTCTTCCTGGCAGATAAAGCCGAAGCTGCTACCGTCTACATCCCCGCGCTGTACGCTCTCTTTTACGTCATTTCCCCAGGTATTGTTAGGTAAATCAATATCATACGCTAACCCTGTAGTATCTGCCGTATTGAAGCGTAACGTATCGGTTTTTGTGCTTCCTAACGGTCTGCTTGTGTCGTGATTCCATAAGGCTTTTATCTCTTTCCCCGCTTCTTTACAGCTATTTAAGCTTTCGTCGAAGCAGCCCGCCGCGATTTCCTCTAAATATTTGTCGCCCCAGCGGTCTACTATCAAAACAGGGGTATTGTATTTAACTGCATATCCGCCGATTGTCCGGCTGTCTTCTCCCTCTGCTGCCGCTCTTACTTCCAGGGCGATTCCCTGGCACTTCCGGCAGTAATTACGAATTTCCGGGCTTTCTCCTTCCGTTCCTCTATTCGTTGGCATTGCTCCCGCTCCCTTCTTCTTTTTTGCCTATGTCTTTTAGCTTCAAAACTCCGGCATTTACTATTAGTTCGTCCCCGTCCGGCAGCTTTTGGCGCTGTAGTTCTAGCCTGGCTTCGTTCGGGGTGTAGATTCCGTTAGAAACATAAGCACAAAGTATTTTCTGCTGTGTTTCTGCCGAAGTCCTCAAAATCACGTTCGTATTAAAACGTGCTTTGTAGCCCTTGTCCCGTTTCTCTTTTGTTAATGCGCTCCATGTAGTTTCCTGTTCTATGGATTCAAACAGTATTAACAGTGTGTCAATTAAAAAGCTTAATTGCTGCTGCTCCAGGGAATTATTATTAGCGTCCTTAAGGTCGTTAAGCTGGTGCATTTTGATACCAAAAAGCGCCGCTATCTGGCTTATAGACATTCTTCTAATCTGTTCGTACTGCGCGTCCGCCAGTGACAAATTGATAGGCTGCACACTAAAGCCCGCCGGGACTGTAAAAATACGTTTCCCTTTGCTGTAAAGCCGCCCGAATTTCTCTTGCGTCTTCCTTAACTCTTTTTCGTCCTTAATGTCAGACGTAAGCTGTACTACCAGTTTATTAGTAAGTCCGTTATCATACAGCGTATTAAGGTAATTCTGCGCCTTTATCTGCCCTTCTATCGTGCCTTTCACAATTTCCCTAATCGGTTTTGTGTTGATTCCGTCCATTGTAAAGCCCTTGAATATAAGCAAGTCTTCATAAAAGCCGGAATCTGCAAAGCTGTTGCCTACAATCCTGTAATCTACTAAAACCTTGTGCCTAAGCTTCGATTTTAACAACCCCGCGTCGTCTACCGTGATTCCTTCCACCGTACACGGGTACAGCGCTTCTATTTCTCCGTTTTTTCCGTACTGCTTCGCAATCGCGCTAATGCCTTCGTGCTGCCTGGTAGCTTCTACCGCCTTCCACATGTCAATAGCTGTCATGTATGGGTTAGGGCGAAGGCTTAACAGTTCGTTTAACCTTTCTTCTGTCGCCCTTCTTATTCCGTTTTCTGTGTCTTGCACCAGGTAAAGCGGCGTTTTTGCTACCGCTTCCGATAACTGCTTAATACATGTAAAGTACGTTGCTTCCCTCATAGCTGCCGCTGGCTGCTCTGAATCTATCCCGAATACCTTTAGGAATAGCTTTTCTTCATCCGTAAGCGTTATGCTATCGGTCGTTTCTTCCCTCTTTTCCAAAAAATCTAAAAACATTACTTCTTACCACTCCTAACCAGCATAACCGCCGCTACCAGCATTTCGCCGCTTAGTAGATATAACCCCGCGTGTTTGCTTATGTCATACGTTACCGCAAAAGCAATAACCAGGGCTGCCACTAATAGCGCGTCTGCGACTATTAACCTTTTATTTTTTATCTGTTTTATTCTCTTAAGCATTTTCTACCTTCTTTACATAGCGTCCAGGTATTCAACCGGGTTATAATGTTCAATACCGTTTTCTTCGATACACAATAGCAAGCCCATAAGCATAGCTATAATGCCGTCTATCTTAAATTTCGATTTCTTCTTACTGTACTTCACGCCTAACATTTCGTCGTAAACCGCTATACAGTTCTTAGCCATGAACCGGAAGCACTCATTTTCTGCTATGATGATTCTTTCATCTACTAACAGGTTTTCAAAATCATTTATAACCTGTGTCATGGTCTTCGTTCCCTGTCCTAACGGTATTACTTCCCAGCGGTCTTCCAGCCTGTTAATAATCGTCTGACTTCCCCACTGGTCGAAGCCTATTTGTTCTATCCTGTACGTTTCGTCCAGTTCCGTAGCATGGTCTAAAAACCTATCGAAGTTTATGTATTTCCCATCAAGTGCTATTAAATCGCCTTTCTTTATCCAGTATTCATAAGGGTTATTATCCTTATGCTGTCTGTATGCTACGGTTTCTTTCGGTGTGTACAGATACGGAACGACTATAAAGCGCCCCGTAGTTTCTTCGTAGAATACCAGGACAAAGCCCGTAATATCGTTCTTGCTGGATAAATCTAGCCCGCCCCAGCACTTCCAGCCTTTTAGGTCTTCTGTATCTACCTTTTTCGTGCATGTGTCCCATAAATCCATATTGATAGCGCCTTTTTCATGGTCTAATGCTACATGCTGGTTTAGGAACATTCTTCTAAACATGTTTTCCTGTAGTGGCATTAGCCTAATGCGCTTTGCATAGTT